GCTGGTGGACGCTGGCAGAAGTATCAAAATGAACGTGCAGACCTAGACACGTTGGAACTTTGGTTCGATGGGCGGTTCAAGAAATACAATTTAGGCGTGGTGACTGGATCAGTCTCCGGCAACGTGTTCGTTGTCGATGTTGACATTGCTGAAGGCAAACTGGGAGCCGATAGCTTTGATGATTTGCAGATGGCAAACGATGATTTGCCTCAAACATTAGAACAAATCACCGGATCTGGTGGCCGTCATTATTTTTTCACTGCACCAGAGGGCGTGAAGATCACCACAGGCAAGAACGTGCTGGGTGAGGGGATCGATACACGCGGGGAAGGTGGTTTTGTTGTTGTTGCGCCTTCCAATCACAAATCCGGCAATAATTATGTGGTCAGAGATGAGCCGATCGAGCCGTCACCCGATTGGCTGGAGACAATGTCTCAGCTTCCATCGATGGGTGAGGGAACCGGCAGCCTGCAAGGCCAGAGCATAAACCGATGGGGCGAGTTAGCCGATGGCCGTGAGGGCTTCATGGTCAAGCTAATCATGGGAACCATCCGAACTTGGTGGGCGCAGCGCGGTGAATTGCCGACAGTCGAGCAGTTGATTGATGATGCGTGGCCGACATTCGAGTCCAAAGCCATCGTGCGTGGCAGTGATTTGACAGCCGATGGACGCGGCATCGAGTTATTCAAGCTGAAAGCAAAATACCAATTATCACGCGCCAGAAATGGCGAGTTAAGGATCTTGCAGGGAGTTGAGCCAGGCTCCGAGCAAGTGGATCTCAGAAATCGCGATGTCACCACCTTACGCGATCTATCTACCTCCCTAGAGACTGACGATCCGACTAGAGCGGTTCCGGCTGGCAAGCCTACAACACCGGAGCCGCTTCTTTTATCTGATTGGTCAATCAAAAGGTTTGTTGGTGAGCCACCAGAACAGGAATGGTTGATCGAGAACATCTTGCCGCGCCGTATCCCTGGCTTGATTGCCGCTATTGGTGGCCTTGGGAAGTCCTTTATCTTGCTGGATCTGTGTCTGAAGGTTGCTGGTGGCGATCAATCGATGCACAAAGAGTCCAGCTTGGGTGGTAATATCGAACACAACGGCAAAGTCGTGTTTCTGGGAGCCGAGGACAGTGCAGCATCAGTGCATCGAAGGATAGCATCGATCAGTGATCCGACCTTGCGGATCCGAGCAGCCGACAATCTGATGGTTGTGCCTTTGCCGGACGCTGGTGGCCCGATGGCCTTGATCCAGAACGTGATGGGGCAATACAGCATCACAGAAGAGTACCAGAACATCCGCAAGCAGCTAATGGATATGGGTGATGTTGCGCTGGTCGTGATCGATCCGTTGCAGGCGTTTGCCCATGCTGACATTAATACTGATCCGGCAGCCGCGCAGTTCTGGTGGTCATTGATGTCGGAATTGTGTGTATCGATCAACGGAAATGTCTTGATCGCGCATCACATGCGGAAGGAAGGCACGTTTCAGATCAAGAAATCGATGCAAGCCAGAGAGGCAATCCGAGGCACGACAGCCCTGATTGACGGCGCTCGATGGGCGTATGCGTTATGGCCTATGCCGGAGTCCGATGAAATGGTCATTGCCCAGAACATGGGCTTTGAGGCGGGGCTTGGCAACTGCGTGATGGGCGGAGTCGTCAAGGTCAATGATGCAGCCGACACATCAACCAGATCGTTCTTGCGAGATGAATCGGGGCTGCTGGTGGACAGATCGATGGAGATAAGCCAGATCCTTGAGAAGTCTAGCCGCCTCGATCGAGGGCAAGTCAACGCGATATTCAATGAGATCGAGCGGCGTTGGAACGGTGACGAACCGTTTGCAGCTGGCACGAACACCACCAGAAGCCTGATCGGGTATTTGAAATCCGATTATGCGATGACGCAAAGGGGCGCAAAGCACTATCTGCAAATGTGGCTCGATCAAGCGTACATCGAGAAAGCCACGCACAAAACCCACTCAAAGACCGTGGGGCTGCGTGTGCTGAAGCGAGTCGAAGACAACGTATATGATTTTAGAGGAGCGTAAACGATGACCATCGGCAAGAAAATCCAATCCAAGGTGGATCAGATCAACGAAATTCTTGGAACCGAGTACGAAGCGCAAACAGAGCGTGTGCCATACCGGCCTCTGTTTCTAGATAACTTCAACGAAATTGGGTATGGGGATATCCGCATGTTCGGCAAAAAGCTTATGTCTTATGCGAAATACCAGCACAAGACAGGCACATTGAAGATCTACGGAGTCACATGGAGCAAAAACTTCATTGGCCTTAGATGGGGGCTGACATGGCTGCACATCAGATTGCCGAAGCACCACAAACACTCGATCACAGTTTATAATATCGATGGGCTGGGCATCCATAGAATGAGCAGCAAAGAAACTCGGCAAATGCTTGTAACAAGGCTGCAAGAGATATGATCGAGCGGGGTGACGGCAGTATTCAGAAGATGATCGAAGCAAACCGCTGTCCAAAATGCACTGCGAAATGGGAACCTTTAGTAACTGAGAACGCTGAAATCTGTAAAATCTGTGGATTCAAAATTGGTGAAACTGTCGAAATCAACGATCAACAAGTGCGGAAGTAGCGGAAAGTAGCGCGGAAATGAAGCGAAAATGCGGAAGTGGTGCGGAAGTAACATCAGCTAAGTCATTGATTCTTGCGGAAGTGGCGGAATTTAGACCGCTTATTTGCGGAAGTAATTTGCGGAAGTAAACCCCCACACCCCTAGTGCGTCACTTCCGCAACGCCTCTTGGAGAGGCAGCGGTAGCGTAACGCGATTGGAGAGAAGGAAAGAAGGAACGAATGGCGAAGACAGGAAAGTGGTCAAAGGTGAAGCCAGCCTATCAGGCTAGACCGTCACCCGATATGTGGAACGACAGGGATGATGCCTCGATTATGAATGCAGCGATAAACTCGCTGGATCAGGTGTCGCGAGAGATGGAGCAACGATGGGGCTATGGAACGCTGGAACGACTAGCGTCACCCGATCTTGCAGCCAAATTCGAGATGGCGAGGGAAAGCCTGCGCGTGGCTTGCGCTGGCGATGATCCGAGCATTGTTATCCAGAAAGCCGAGAACATGGCCAAAGGATGGCGAGTGCTTGAGAAGAGGGCGCTCGAAAAAGGGGAGAAGCCCATTGATGAACGTATCTGGTTGCACATTGCGGATGACGGAAGGCGATACGGATTTGTCAATGAGATTGGAATCGCCGCGCAAGTGACTGAAAGCCATAGCTGTAGAGTCTATTCGCTCGATGAGGTCACGCGCATTGTTCAAAGATATGAAGCTGAAGCGATGATTGTTGCGTCCACAAAAGACGCATTCCCTGGTGCAGAAATTCAAGAAATTGTTAACAAAGGAGAAAAATTAAATGACGAAATACCATTCTAAGCCGATTAGAGTCCAAGCGTTGGATCAGGCAAGCGCATTGATTGCCGGAGATCGAGACAAGGAATACGGCAGCCCCAAAGAGAATTTCGATCGGTTCAGAACGATGGTAAATGCGTATTTGGGGAAGCGCATTGAAGGTGGATTAACCGCCACGGATGTTTCCGCTGTTCTTTCGATGCTGAAGCTGTCCAGACTGGCGCATGATCCGAATAAGCTGGATAGTTGGCGCGATCTTGTCGGATATGGGGCGTTAGGCTTCGAGATGGCCGCGCTAGAGGCTGTAGAGTCTGTCGACATACAATCACCCACGGAAACGACAACGCCTGTCAGGCGGCGAGGAAGGCCGAGGAAACAGTAAACAAAAAAACAGCCCCGAAATGGGGCTGTTGTTCTTTGTGGTGTTAGCCGGTGTCAATCTTCGTCTTGATCTTCTTCTGTAATAGGTACGACAAAGCCGAAAACATGTATTTTTTGGTCAGGTTCTACGTCTGTATCAAGACGCATTGACGAGACAGGACATAGAGCCATCCAATCCCAGAATTTTTTTGATGGTGTCATTTGCTTACCCTTTCAGCCGCTAGAATTGCAGAGTCTATGCGATCCATCGTGCCTTTCAGATCGTGCGCTTTGTCTTCGAGCAAATAAGCGATCTCGCTAGCAAATGAATCGTCAAGCGTTCCATCACGAAAACAACGCGCCCAATGATATAGGCTTTCTGTGTAGTCCTTGAGCGATTGCATGATTTCTTGATCAGTCATTTTTCACTTCCTCGATTTCTACGTCAAAACAATCAAAACCCGCTAACATTGCCGCATCAAAATGGGCTTCGGTTTCGTTTTCTGCCTCGACTTCTATTTCCGCCGAGAATTTCACCAGATATTTCATTGCGCTGCCTCCCTTAAACTGTGAAAAACTCACGGTGAACCGTGTCTGTTCGATACTCGCCGCAATCGACTGATGCCCAATAGTCAACAATCTCCAAAGCCTTGGCTTCAGCTGCTTCTTGCGACTCAGCATCAATGTGAAGCGTGAAGCCTTCTTCGTAGGCAATGCCTACCGTAAAACGTAGTTTTTCCATGGTTAACCTCCAAAAGCATGAGAAAAAAGTAAAATGATATAGGCGATAACCCAGATTGCGATCAGGGCTGCCGCGTCAATAATCCAGTCGAGCCAATCCATTATTTGACCGCTTCAACAATTTGAGTAACGCCGCTGCTCGGCAAATAACAGGCCATGCAATCAATGCATTTCTGGCCGGTACAGTTTTGCAGCTCTTTGAAATTGTTTTTGCGAACCGTGTTGAATGTGCGGTCAAAATGCTTTGGCACGGTATGCATCGGCTTATCGATCCGCGCATTACTAAAGATCAAGATCATGTTGGCCGGTTTCGTGCGTGTCCGGTAAAACTTGTTGATCAGATCCTTGCGCTTTGTCCAGATGCCCAAGACGCAATGGGGATTATGCAACGCAATATTGTGGATATTCTCCAGATGCGTCAGGTTGATCAATTCGCCATCGGCTGAAATGCGGATGAATGCATCTAGCAGAGTCGGCAACATATGAGGCGGAATAATACCACCAGACAATATTTCGCTATTGTGTTGACGGCTGCTGACGCAATTTTTCCGCACGCCTTGCAAGTTTTTTGCTGAATAACACTCGGTGCAAATCAGGTCTTTATCGTCACGGTTGAACATATCAACACAAAATTCGTTTGTGAGTGTGTTCGTTGAGATTGCCCGAAAGCCTTTAAGCTTGCCGGTCATATTAGAAATTTTAATCACTTCCATGATTAAATCACCTTCATTGATGGGATTGGCTGCCATCGTCAGGCACGGAGTCACCACGATCCGCACGACTAGCCTTGCGGCTAGTTTCGGCTTTGTCAGTCGCTCCTTTCGACAGCTTCACCATAAAGAAAACACTCGAAGCAGGCGGTTTCTGCAAACTCGCACTCCTCGCACCCTTCCACCGGTAAAAACTGGTCGTTTTTCCATGCGGTCAATTGCTCGAAAGTCCTGCGCTGCTCTACCATTGCGAAAGATCCGAATGGGTTTTGTCTTTGATCAGCTTGTCACCAACCAGCCGGTAGATCCCATGTTGGCGCTTCCGGCGGTGGCTACCCTTCACGCCGGTCAAGACTTGGATCAACTCGCCCTCACAAGATGAGTCGGGAAAAGCTTTGTTTGTGCGCGCAAGACTCTTACCCGCTTCCGTCAATGTTTTGGCCGTTGAAAGGAAGTGATACTCGTTAAATGCGTTTGCATATTTGTGGTAATAGTACATTTTAGAAGGCTCCTTCTTGTTGTGAAAGCTTGTCTGCAAGCAAAATGCGGTTGATCAGAACCCTTATCGCCTCGGCTGCCGGTGATGGTGGTAGGTCGTTGGCGTGTCGCTGCGCTAGCTTTGCAACGCTGGCCACATATTCGAGATAATCTCCGCCGTGCCATTCGATACACGTTTTGACCTGTTCAACGGTGATTCCATAAGTTTGGCACTCGATTTGATCCATCAAAGCGCGGTCGAATACCTCGGATTGGTGTTTGATTGGGTTCAGCTGGTTCATTGGTTTGACTCCTCGTTGACAAATGCGCTGCAAAGCTTGAAGAAAATCGCCATAACAGCGCCGCTTAATGACAAGACCACGATTAGACCGGCCGCGTTGGCCGCCGCTGCGCTCCCCTGTCCGGCTGCGATAACCCAGAGGGCAGAACCAAAGCCAAACAAAGCAGCAAGCAGGCTGCCCATTGCAAAGGCGTGAAGTGTTTCAGTAAGTGTTTTCATCAGATCAATTCCTTTTTGTCGATTGCAATATTCTACAAACATCAGACAAATTGACCGTATAGTCAAGCGACAATTAATCAACATATAATCAACACCATCAAAACTGACAGAAAGGCAGGCAATGACCGGCATAAGAAAATGGAACCCAACCGAGCAGCAAAGCCGGTTTGTCCATCATTTAGTAGCTGATAACGTCAACCCCACTGAGGCAGCGCGTCGGTCTGGATATGCTCACCCAAAAGAAAACGCCTATAACTTAACCAGAAACCCGCATGTCCAAGCCATGATCCGGCTTGAAAGACAAAGACTCTATTCGACCGATCTTGCCAATATGTCAGTCAAAACTCTCAAGGATGTGATGCAAGACCAGGATGCGCCAGCCTCGGCCAGAGTGTCAGCGGCAAGGACAGCCCTCGAACTGGCCGGAGATCTTAACAAGAACCAGAACGGCGAAGGCAGCGGGCGCAGCTTGGCCGAGATGTCACCGGATGAACTGGCTGGTCTAATCGACAACTGGGAAACGCAACGCGCAGACCTCGCGCAAGATATAACGCCGCAAAAAGAAGCGCAAAGCGAGGCAGCGCCAGCGTTATAACAGTCTCGCTCGGACTATTCGCGTCATTCTGCTGCAATTCGCGCACCGCCAACGCCCGACCCGCCCCCCTGGGTACACCGCTGACACCGCATTACTGTATCATGGCGCTGCGTACAAATTTTTCGGAAAAACCAATCTTTGGGGCGTTGTTGATAGCTGTCGATTTTAGCTGTATAATCAAATCAACTTTTAAGGGTTTGTCTGTTTATGTCTGTCTCTTTGTCGATTAAACGTGGCGAAAAACTTCCAGCAAGTAAAGGCGCGGGGCTGACCGCCAAAGGTCGAGAGAAGTATAATCGGGCAACCGGATCAAAGTTAAAAGCGCCTGTCACGGAAAAGAAACCATCGGGCAAACGTGCCGCTCGGAAAAAATCGT